GGAAATCGGGGCAGGGGACCAAGCGCGGCTTTTTGCTGCCAAGCTCGATCAACTCGACGTTCTCAATCTCGATTTCCGGCGGATCACCCGGCATCCAGTTGCCGTAGGTGCGGTCGTAATACGGATTAGAGCCTGGGCTGTAATCGTAGGTGACGCGGGCTTCGACCTCCGCCACGCAAGCGCCGTCAATCGTCCATTCATAGGTGATTTCGATGCAGGGCATGGCTCAGGCCTCAAGTTCGCGGCGCAGGCGGACATAAAGCCCGTCGCAGCGGTATTCGATGTGGTTCCAGCCCTGATCGGCGGCGAGGTTGCCCACGTCTTCGACCAGCAGCATGAGGTCGCGCAGGAGCGCGTCATGCCGGCTGACCGGCGGGACATTGAGCGCGGCGGTGACAGCCGCCATCTCGGTGGAAAGGGGGTGTGCCATTGTCTTCCTCCTCTGGCCTCCCCTTTGGCCCTGGCTTTCACCAGGGCCGCGACGGGGAGGACGCCGCACCGGGAGGTTCCCGGTAAGAGCAATTAAGCCACAACGGATTCCTCGGCGCAATACCCAAGTTGTAGAATTTTAGCCCTCGCATCCTCGAATCCATAGCCGACAATCACCGTCTGACCGAGGCCCCGTAGATAGGCGTGCCAGTCCTTTTGCTCGGTGGACACGCTCCCTCCCTTGGCCCGCTTCATTTCCACCCAGACGCAGCCGCTCGGGATGAAAAGATCGGGGACGCCAGCAGATACACCTTCGACCTTGAGCTTCGCGCCTTGGCTGCGGGACCGGCTTCCGCCATTCGGTATGGCGAAGATGCGGACATCGGGGAACGTCCGCCGGAACCACTGGACGAGAAGTGCTTGTTCCTCATGCTCACTTAGAAGGGGATCAACTGCTCCCATTGGTCGCATGCTCCTGCTGTCTGTTGGAAATCATCGGGCGGAACCGCGTCGAAAATCGAACAATGCCCGCTCGTCCTGTTGCAGTATTCGCAATTCCAGCATACTCGCGGCTCGGAATTTTCCCAGTCAATGATGATCTGAGGTTTCATACCCATTCTCTCTTTGTGATCTTGGCGAATTTGCCGTCGATGGTGTAGGCAATGCTTGATGGAGGCGTTCCTTTGGCCGTCGCGTAATCGCACCACCCACGCCAGTCTTCCGAATCGCGGTCAATCCCGGCGCTATTGCAAATGGCCGTCAACGTCCTGGCGGCCTTCTCTCCGGCGTAGCCTTCGTGAAAGATCGCCATGTATTCGTGGATAGGCTTGTCCGAAAGCGCCCCATAATATGTGATCTTGATCATGTCCTTGCCCGACGTGTAGGACGTGTGCGGGCTGAATTTCCAGCTTGTCACGTCCATCGTCTTGCTAGTCGTTTCATCCCGCATGATATCGGCATCGGACAGCTTCCAAACCTTCTCTTCTGGCGGAGGGAAGGCATAGCCGCAGGCAGGGCACGACCTGGCAGAAATCGCCACCAGTTCTTGGCATTCCGGGCACACCTTCATCGGCGCTTCGCCCGGCTTTTCGCCCGCCTTTTTCGGCTCTCGGACATTGGTAATCGGCCCGTGCGTCTCGACATTCCCGGCGAAGTCAAGCACGAGGCAATGATCGGTGTGGCTCTTGGGACGCAACCCTCGCCCTGCCATCTGGACGTAAAGGCTAGGCGACATGGTGGGGCGCAAGAATGCGATCAAGTCAATGTCGGGATAGTCGAAGCCGGTGGTCAGGACATTGGCGTTTGTCATCGCCCTGATCTTGCCCGCTCGAAAATCATCAAGCATTCGCGCTCGCTCGGCCTTGGGCGTCCCGCCGGTCACGCAAGCCGATGGGATGCCGTTGAGTGCCAGTTCCTCGGCTATGTGCTCGGAATGCTTCACGCCAGTGCAAAATATCAGCCACGCCTTGCGATCCTCCGCCCGCCGGATGATCTCGGCCACCGTCTCGCGGTTGTTAAGGTGCGTGTCCATCGCCGCTTGCAGTTCGGATTCAATGAACTCCCCGCCTCGCTTGTGGACGCCCGCAGTTGACAGCTTGAAGTCCGTCCGCTTGGAATGCAGCGGGGCAAGATGCTTGAGGTAAAGCAGTTCCTCGATGCTGACCGGCTCAATCAGGTCGGAGAAAAGTGCGCTGCCGTCGCAAATCCGGCCATGCCCCAAGCGCCACGGCGTTGCGGTCAGGCCGACCACGCGAAGGTGCGGATTGATTTCGGTCAAGGCGTTGATGAGCGTCCGATACCCGCCTTCGTCTTTGTGGGAAATGGTGTGGCATTCGTCTACCACGATCAGGTCGGTGTGCCCGATTTCCGCCGCCTTGGTGCGGACGGACTGGATGCCGGCGAAGGTGATAGGCTCGCCCATTTGCTTCCTGCCGATGCTGGCCGAGTAGATGCCGACCGGAGCATTCGGCCAGACGGCAAGCATCTTGGAGTAGTTCTGTTCGATCAGTTCCTTGACGTGGGTCAGCATCAAAACCCGCGTTTCGGGCCAGTTCTGCAAGGCGTCACGGCAGAGCGCGGCGATGATGACGCTCTTGCCCGATCCGGTGGGCAAGACTAAGCAGGGGTTGCCCTTGTTGCCCTTGGAAAACCAGTCATAAAGCTGGTCGATGGTGCGTTGCTGGTAGTCGCGGAGGATCATCCCTGTATCCTCCCGTCAAGTTTCTGGCGCACCGCCATGACGAGATTATCCTTAACGGCGCAAGCTTCCGGGTTCGCCAGGATTTCCTTGCTGGAGAACACGTTTGCGTCGGCCTCGCCGTTTCGGACATGGTGTCCCATGATCTCATAGATGGCCTCGTTGTCGGCCTCGCCGGGGATGAGTTTCCACGGCACCAGATCGGGATGCAGGACGTGGCTATCGCAGCCCTCGTATTGCGTCTCGGCAGGGATCACCGCGCCGCCCCATCGGGTGCAGGTCCAAGTGCCGTTCGCCTCGGCTGTGGACAGGGCGCAGGTCCGGCAGTGGACTTCCTTGGTGCGGTTCGTCGAATGGCAGAACTCATGCCCAGCGCAGAATTTACACTGCCACCAAGTTGGATCGGTCGAGCAAGGCGGCGGGATGCGGTCGTCGGTGGAGATGCGATGGCCCCGAGCAAGCGCCTTCTCCGCATGGCTGGCGTCATACCTGACGCGCTCTGTATAGATGCGGTCATCGTCCTTGCAGACGGCGACGTACAAAGCCCGGTCGATCTTGGTTCCGTGCATGTAAATTTGCATCTGAGTGAAGTGCATGGGCTTGGCGAGTTGCACGCCCTTGGTCGCGACGTCATCCCAGGACTTCTTGCTGTGGGTCTTGAACTCCGCGACGTGGCGTTTGTTCGGCGCCTCCGGCACGCCGCTCTCAATAATTCCGTCCATCGATCCGCCGATGTGGCCGCCCAGCTTGAGAAACGTCTGGTCGCCCTCGGTGGAGCCGATCTCGATGCCGATCATTTTCAGATCAGCGACGATCCAACTTTCCTCATGGTGGCCCCTGCGAAACACCCGCCGGATGCGACCGGGAAATTTTTCGATCACAGCCCAGCGGAACGACAGCCAAAGCCAACGGTCGCAATGGTGGCCGAGGACGCTGGCGCCTAAGTGCAGGCGCGGCTTGTCGGACACCGCCGCGTGGGCCGCGTCGATCAGGGCGGGGATGTAGTGTTGAGGTTCTGGAATGGTGGTCATGGCCCCTCCGGTAACGGCGTGACTTTCGCCACGCCGTCTTTGGTAACGTGTTACTTCTTCGCCCAGGGAGGGGCGGCTTTGCCGGTGGCGGTGGGGGCCTGGGCCATCTGCTGCCCCGGAGCGGGCGGGGCACTCCCGGTGATGGCGCGGAACCCGGCAACGTCGTTCTTGCTGTCATCGTCCTTCTTGATCGTCACCTTGGCCCGGACGCTGCCGCCGATGATCTGGTCGCTGTCGCGGATAACGGTCAGCCCAAGAGCGCCCATGATCTGGTTCAACTGCTGGCGCCCTATTTCTTCGGACTTGGGGTTCGGATTGTTGATGTTGAGGTTGCAGAAAACCACCCGGCCCTGGTGCGTCGGGCCGGTCACATCCAGACGCAGGCCGATGTAGGAGCCGGTGCCGGCCTTGTTCTGCTTGACCTCCGCGCTGGTGATGGTGGTGTTGTACCAGCCCTCTGGCAGCGGCTCGAAAGTCCTGCCCGAAGGCAGTTCGTCACGGGAAAATTCCTGTCCGAGAAAAGCCATGTCTATTCCTCCTTGCTGATATCAAAGCCGGGGCGTCCCGGCTTGGTGGTGATCGCCTCGGCGAGTGCCTTGGTGATATTTTCGCTGGTGCCCTTCCAGGCCTTGAGATTCAACTCCGGCTTCCACCGGAAGAGGGTCGAAAGATACGCCTCCAAACCGTTCGCGGTGGCGATTTCCTGGAGCTTGTCGCCGTCAACCGTGCGGTTGTATTTGACGGTGAATTTGATCGTGTAACCCTGGTCGTGGAAGGTCACAGACCCTTCCTCCGACGTGCCGATCTTGGCCGCGATCTGATCCTCAATGGCCCGGCGGGCCTCGACCGCGGCGCGTTCCGCCTCCTTGGCGTTCATCCAGTCTTGATAGAGGCTGACGGTCATCACGCCCCCCTGATCCTGGAAATGATCGCGCCGAGATCGGCGGCTTCCCAGGGATCGAGCTTCCCGCTGCGATCTTTGGCCTGCCAGAGGCCGTCGCTCTCGGTCATCAGCCCGCGCTGAATGACGCCCTCGGCGTCACGCTCGACACGGAGCGCCATCACCTCGTCGAAGAAGTAGGGCAGGCTCTGCCCAACCTTCGTCCCCGGCATAGACGGCGCATAAAGGACGCGACCCATGTCATCCTGCGTCTTCTCGACCTTGGCCGAAAAGTAGACGTGCCGGTTGGGCAGATCGCGGAAGGCGCGGATGATCTCGCCCATCGTCTCGGCGAGGGCACCGTAAGCCTGACGCGGGTCTTTGGCGATCTTCTTCTCGCCAGAGAGGCAGACCTCGCCGATCTCGGACAAGCTGTCGATGGCGACGGACTCAAAGCCCTTGGCCTCGTCGGAGGAGATCAGCCAGGAGTAGGCCTCCTTGAGGGTGTCGATGCTGTCGATCTCGACAAAGGGGATTTCCGCGTCCGCGATGGACAGCAGGCCGCTCTCGGCGCTCAAGATCACCGGGGTCGGCAAGGTCTTGATCAAGGTGGTCTTGCCCGCACCGGCTTGGCCGTAAACGAGCAAGTTCAGAAAGGTGGACGCGCCACCCGTTCGCTTCAGATTGATTGCCATGATGGCTCCATTTCACCCTGTCGGCCAATTCCGGTCGGGCTATGAAGCAACCATAATTGAGAAAAAAATAATCCGCAATGGATATTTTCTGTTTGACGGGCCTGTGGTTACGGCGTAATGTTGTGTCATTAGGAAGGCTGGAACGCAAACAGGAGTTAAGCAAATGACCTACACCACGACGATCACCAGCATGAAGACCGGCCCCCGCACCGCCATCTACTTCGCTAGCGTACGCTTTGACGGCGAAGACCGCATTGTAGGGGGATTCAAGTCCCGCCGCGCCGCCGAGAAAGCCGCCGCCAAATTTATCGAAGCCCTTGACGCTTAGTCAAAACCCAAGGGAGCCTAACACATGAGCAATTCCGAAAGCGTCCGCAAGTCAGAGGCCAAGCGCATTGCGCTTGGTCACCGGCAGATCAGGGTTTGGGTGCCGGATGATCCCGATGTGATCGCCGCCATCCGAAAGATCGCTGCCGATGCTTGTCGGGCATCATAATGCAATCCAGGAAAATGTCGGCCATTGAGGCCATCACCAGCACCGCCATAGGCTTTGGTGTATCGCTCGCCGCCGGGGCCGTGGTGTTCCCTGCCTTCGGCTGGCAGTTGACGTTCGGGGAAAACCTCGGCGTGACCGCCATTTACACAGTGATCTCCATCGTGAGAGGCTATGCTGTGCGTCGCCTCTTCAACATGAGGGCCAATCATGGCTGATATCACCAGCATTTTCGGCGGGGAGTTTGTCTACGTCCCGCCCACCGATAAGCCGTTCATCGAGCCGCCCGAGGTTCAACTACAGGACGCCATGCGCCGCGAGGGCCTGGACCCGCCGGCAAGCGTCCATCTCGACGGCAAGCTGCACCGCTTCAACACGGGCAAGCGCCAAGACCTCAGCGCATGGTACGTCGCTTTTGGTGATGGCATCCCAGCCGGTCGCTTCGGAGACTGGCGGGCTGGCGTTGAAAAGACGTGGCGAGCCACCATGGAGCGGAGCTTTACCGCCGCCGAAGAAATGGCATTTAGCCGCCGCATGGCCGAGGCCAAGGCAACCCGAGATGCCGAGCTTGAGAGGACAAGGGAAACCGCGTCAACCGTGGTTGACAAGATTTGGTCGGACGGTATGGCCGCGTCTCCCGATCATCCATACCTCGCCCGCAAGGGGATCGGCGTCCACTGCGCCAGGGTGACAGGCGACGGGCGCTTGATGCTGCCGCTCTACAGCCCGGACGGAACCATCAGCAGCCTCCAATACATCAGCGATGACGGCGACAAGAAATATCACCCAGGCGGCGCGACAGGCGGAAAGTTCTGGAGCGTCGGCACCGACGACAGCACGATCTATATCGCCGAGGGCTTCGCCACCGCCGCGACGATCCATGAGGAAACCGGCAATCTCTGCATCGTCGCTTACAGCGCCAGCAACCTCGTGCCCGCCTTGGCCGCTATGCGAGACATCCACGGCAAGACCAAGCCCATCATTATCGTCGCCGACAACGACGCTTCCGGCGTCGGGCAGCGATATGCCGAACAAGCCGCCGCTAAATACGGGGCCAGGATCGTGGTGCCGCCCATTGAAGGTGATGCCAACGACTTCCGCCAAGCTGGCAAAGACCTCAAGGGGCTATTGCAGCCCATCCACGATGATTGGCTTATTCCAGCCGACGAGTTCTGTTCCAAGCCGCAGCCCATCCGCTGGCTGGTCAAAAAGTGGATACAGCAAGATGCCATGATTATGGTTCACGGCCCATCCGGCCAGCCCCAGCCCATTCGCTGGCTGGTCAAAAAGTGGATACAGCAGGACGCCATGATTATGGTTCACGGCCCGTCCGGCGGAGGGAAAACCTTCGTCGTGATGGACTGGTGCCTTCATATGGCGTCAAGCCAACCGCAATGGGCCGGAAACCGGGTCAAGGACGGCAGAGTGGTGTATCTGGCTGGCGAAGGCCACCACGGCCTCAAGAGCCGCACAGCAGCCTGGAAACAGCATCACGACGTCAAGCGCCTGGACATGTATATCAGCCGCGCAGGGTGTGATCTGAACTCCCCGGAAGGCTATAGGGTGGCATCCGAAGCAATCCGGCTCCTCGACGGCCCGCCGGACTTGATCGTGGTGGATACCCTTCACCGCTTCCTTCGCGGCGACGAAAACAGCGCACAAGACGCCAAGACCATGCTCGATGCCTGCGCAGCGCTCATGAGCGAGTTCGGATGCAGCGTTCTTCTGGTTCACCATACCGGCGTGTCCGAGGAGAGCCAGCACCGGGCCAGGGGATCAAGCGCATGGAAGGGTGCCCTCGAAATCGAAATATCCATCGTCCCCGCCAAGGATGGAAACCCTCTCGAAATTCACCAGCGCAAGGCAAAGGACTCAGAGCAGGCAGACACCATCTATGCCGAGCTTGAACAGGTCCAGATTTTCGGATGGCTCGATGAGGACGGAGAGCCAGTCACCAGTGCCGTGGTCAAGGTCGTTGATGCCCCCATCAAGGCCGACAAAAGAGACAGCCCAATCCAACGCCATATGAAGACATTCGATGCAGCTTGGTTCGCGTCCGGCTGCGATGAAATGCACGACGAGCATGGAGAGCTTCGCCCCTTCCTCTCTCGCGCAGCGCTCAAGCGGAAGCTTAAAGAGGACAACCCGGAAAAGTCAGACCGGACGATTTCCAATTACATTGACGCAACATATACGGACAAATTGATAGGCGCACTTCTACTCGGAGGAATTATCAAGGTGTCCGGGGCGGGCTGGATCGTGATGGATGATGTTCTTGCTTCGTCCATGCTCATGAGAAAGAAAAACCCGTGAAACAATTTCCCCCTTTTTCCCCCTCAGGGGGATTTAGGGGGATTTAGGGGGATTTTTGGGCAAAGGCGGTTTTAGGGGGGTTGACAAGCCCCTCCGAATTATGGTAAAGCAAGAAACGACTGCCTGGGCGGCATCCTTGCTTTACCTTATTAGGGGGGCCACCCCATAAAGCCAGCCGACTTTTTCCGAGGGAAAGATTTCATCCATGAAACAGGTCATGGATATTTTTTTACCCTTCATTTTTGGTATACGCGCACAAATAGGAGGGCCGATATGGCTATCAGATCGAAAAAATACACAGGCTCAATTCCTCGCGGCGAGAAGTGGGGTGCCGTCGATGACTTCATGATCGGCAAAAATGAATGGGAGGTTTTTATCGACACCTCCGCGACATCCATATGGGTGGATGTGAAGGTTGTTTGCATCGGGAGAGCCGCCAAGAAGGCAAACTACTGGTTCAAGTGGAACGGTGAACGAATGTCAGAATGCACCGATGCCAATGCCATGAGAGATTACCGGCCCGACCTATATGCCAGGGTCATGGCCGTCTTGAACGAAAGGCATGGCGGCCTCCGTGAGAGCGCGAAGATAATCACGCCACTCACTGAAAAAGGATATAAGGCAATCGGTGAAATCTCCGCACATGGCGTGATGTGGGACGTGTATCTGAAAGATGTTTCTGACGAATCAGGATGGAAAAATTACGCCATCGAGGCGAGAACCAAAATCATGAAGACGAATAAAATCTATATCGGCTGGAATGGCGAGAGGTTCGCCATAAACACTTCTCTTGCGACGTTGAAATCAATGCATGAACTACATGGAAAATTCATGGAGGGATTTATTGATTAATCCCATCGTGCATGGGAAAGGGTGGGGGTGACTCCCCACCCTAAATCCGCATCCAGTCATTCGGAGTGACGCGACCATTGGTCAGCTTGAATATCTCGATCTGGAGTTTGGCAGTCGGCGTCCGCTCAAACCGCTCCCAGCGACTGACCGTAACAACGATCACCCCAAGAGCCTTCGCAACGTCGGCCTGGGTCATGTGCTTAATCCGACGCCAATCAACCAATTGCATCTCGGGTACTCCTGGGTTATCCTTGGCGGATTATACCCAATTCGGTCGAGTTGCACAATCGTATGGCAGGGAGTAAACTGGCTCTATGAAAACCGCCCCTATAAAGCATTGGCCTGCCGCCAAAGTGGAACTGATGCCGGTCTCTCGGCTCGTTCCCTATGCCCGCAATTCCCGCACCCATAGCGACGAGCAAGTGGCGCAGATCGCCGCTTCCATCAATGAGTGGGGATGGACTACCCCTGTGCTTGTCGATGAAGGCGGGCAACTGATCGCCGGTCATGGCCGCATCATGGCGGCGCGTAAACTCGGGTTGACGGAAGTCCCGGCCATGACGGCGACGGGCTGGACCGAGGCGCAGAAGAAGGCCTATGTCATCGCGGACAACAAGCTGGCGCTGAACGCAGGGTGGGACTTGGACGCTCTGAAGGTTGAGCTTGCCGATCTAGGAGAGCTTGGATTTGACGTTGGACTGACAGGCTTTGGCGACGATGAACTGGCCGACCTGATGGCACCGCTCGACGATGAGCCGGACGGGGATGCGGCCGACGATGGGGACGACGATGACGCAGCCCCCGAGCCGCCCCGCGATCCGGTGTCGCGGCCCGGTGACCTCTGGCATTTCGGCACCCACCGCCTGCTGTGCGGCGATTCGACCGATGCGGCGGCGGTGGCCATGCTGATGGCGGGCGAGAATGCGGCGCTGGTGTTCACCTCGCCGCCCTACGGACAGCAGCGGGATTATGCCTCCGGCGGCATTGCCGATTGGGATCGGCTGATGGCCGGCGTGTTCGCCACCCTGCCAGTGAAGCCCGATGCCCAGGTGTTGGTCAATCTCGGCCTGATCCATCGCGAGGGGGAATGGGTGCCGTACTGGCGCGGCTGGCTCGACGCGATGCGCGATGCCGGCTGGCGGCGGTTCGGTCTCTATGTCTGGGATCAGGGACCGGGCCTGCCGGGGGACTGGTGCGGCCGCCTGGCACCCGCCTTCGAGTTGGTGTTCCACTTCAACAAGGTGTCACGCAAGCCCAACAAGATTGTCGCCTGCGCCCATGCCGGCGAGACTCTGGGCGGCGGTGGCCTGCGCGCCGCAGACGGCACGGTGTCGAAGAAGACTGGCCACGGAAACGCCATCCAGGACCACCGCATTCCCGACAGCGTGCTGCGGGTCACCCGCCACAAGGGCGCCATCGAAGGTGACGGCAGTCATCCGGCGGTGTTCCCGGTGGCGCTGCCGGACTTCGTGATGCGGACCTATTCCGACGAGGGCGAGGTGGTGTTCGAGCCGTTCTCTGGCTCGGGTTCCACCATCATCGCCGGCCAGCGCACGGGCCGCCTAGTCCGCGCCATGGAATTGGCCCCCGCCTATGTCGATGTGGCGATCCTGCGCTGGCAGGCGCTGTTTCCCGAAATCCCGGTGACTTTGGCTGATGGCCGCCCCTATGCGGCGGTAGCGGCCGAGCGCGGAGTCTCCCATGCCGATTGAATCCCTCGCCATCGAACGCTGGTCATTGGAGCGGCTGCTCCCCTATGCCGCCAACGCCAGGACGCATTCCGAATCCCAGGTGGCCCAACTCGCCGGTAGCATCGTCGAGTTCGGCTTCAACGTGCCGGTCCTGGTGGACGTTGCCGTAAAGCGGTGGCAGGAGTTCACCGGCAAGGAAGCAACCCTGGAAGCAACCGGCGCGACGTTTGCCCAGGTCGCGGAGGACAAGACCAATGCCAATGCCGCCGCATAAGCCGACCGAGCAGCAGCGCAAGACAGTCAAGGCTATGAGCGCCTATGGCATCCCGCAAGATGATATCGCCAAGGTCATCGGCATTCACGACACCACTCTGCGCGAGCATTACCGCGACGAGTTGGACAAGGCCAATGCCGAGGCCTGCGCCAGGGTGGCCGAGAACTTGTTTCGCAAGGCGACCGGAGAGGGCCGCGAGTCCGTGACCGCAGCTATCTTCTGGCTCAAGACGCGGGCGCGGTGGCGGGAGACGTCCGTGCTTGAGCATACAGGGCCGGATGGCGAGAAGCTGGTGCTATGGCAAACATCGTCCGAAAAATAGCCCCGGTCTTTCATCAGTTCATGCGCCAAAGCCGCTACAAGGCGGCGTTCGGTGGGCGCGGATCGGGTAAGTCGCATTTTTTCGCGGAGGTCATGATCGGCAACGCTAACAACGTCGCCGGGTTTCGTGCCGTTTGCATCCGTGAAGTGCAGAAGTCTCTGAAGGAATCAGCCAAGCGGCTGCTTGAGGACAAGATCGGCGGAATGGGCCTGCGTGACCGATTCGAGTGCCTGTCGTCAGAGATAAAAACCCCTGGCGGCGGCGTGATTATCTTTCAAGGGATGCAGGATCACACAGCGGAGTCTATCAAGTCTCTGGAGGGTTTTAACGTGGCGTGGGTCGAGGAAGCACAGACCCTTTCCGCTCGTTCGCTCGAAATGCTTCGTCCTACCATTCGCGCTCCCGGATCAGAGCTTTGGTTTTCTTGGAACCCTCGCCTTGCGTCTGATCCGGTGGATAAGTTCTTCCGTTCCAGCGATCCGGTGGACGACGCCATCGTGTCCAAAGTCAACTATGTTGACAACCCGTGGTTCCCGAAAGAGCTTCGCGCCGAGCTGGAGTTTGATCGGCGCACGCGCCCGGATCGCTTCGGCCATGTCTGGCTCGGCGAGTACGAGCCGCAGGCGGTTGGCGCGATCTGGAACATGGCAGACATAGAGGAACGCCGCGTCAAGGAAGCCCCTGGCGATATGACGCGCATCATCGTTGCCGTTGACCCGGCGGTGTCGTCCGAGGAGCATAGCGACGAACACGGCATCGTGGTCGCTGGCCTGTCCGAGACTGGGCACGCCTACATCTTCGAGGACGCGACAACCAAGGGCGAACCGACCAAGTGGGCGAGGCGTGCCATTGCCATGTTCGATATGTACGAGGCCGACGCCATCATCATCGAGAAGAACCAAGGCGGAGATATGTGCCGTCACGTTCTCGAAAGCGTGCGCCCTGGCCTGCCGATCATCGAGGTTCACGCCACACGCGGCAAGCACGTCCGGGCCGAGCCTATCGCGGCGATGTATTCGGTGGGGCGTGTCCACCACGTTGGTCACTTCCCCCAGCTTGAGGCTCAGATGTGCCAAGTCACGTCGGCTGGCTACGAGGGCGAAGGGTCGCCGGATCGTGTTGACGCCCTCGTCTGGGCGTTGACGGAGATATTCCCGAAGCTTGTCAACAAGGTTGACACCGGGTCAAGGCGGCAACAGATTGCCATGTCAGAATATTCCGAGTTCGGCGGTGATCGTGGCCGCCAAGCCGTCGCAATGTGGGAGTGACCAATGCCTAGCATGCTGACCGGGGGGTCGGACGTTGAGGCCGAAGATTGATCCGCCCCTACGCCGCCACCGACCTAGATCGAGTGCTTGAGCTTGGCGCGATGATGCATGCCGAAAGCCGATATGCGGCTTTGGACTTCGACCCGGACAAGTTGGTTGACCTGTCCGACGCCGTGATGACCAATCCCGCCTATCTCTGCCTTGTGGCAGAGGAAGACGGCGACGTCGTGGGCTTGATCGTTGGCTATGTCATGCCGCATTGGTTCGGCAATGACCTGACCAGCGGAGACTTGGCCGTCTACGTTGCGCCCGAGCATCGCAAAGGCATGATCGGCGTCAAGCTCGTCAAGGCATACACCGAGTGGACACGGTCTAAAGGCGTGAAGGAACCAATGCTCGGCGTGTCGGCTGGAATAACGCCTGAGCGCATTGGAGCTCTATACAAGCGGTTGGGCTACACAGAGACGTATATCGTTTACAAAATGACCGCTAACACCTAATATCATGGCTGGTTTCTTCTGTTTTCGGAGGTCTGTCATGGGTTGCAAGTCCAAGCCGAAAGGCAAGGGGAAGGGCAAATAATGGGCGGGATTTTCAGCGGACCTCCGTCCATGCCCGCCCCAGTCGCACCTCCCCCGCCCCCGGCCAAGTCCGACGCGGAAGTGCGCTCCGAGGCGCTTCTTGACCGGCAGCGCAGAGCCGCCGCAAAGGGTCGCCAGTCAACTATCCTGACCGGCGGGGCCGGGGCAGAGGATAGCGGCGCGGCACAGAAAAAGGCGCTTTTGGGCGAATGACCACTTATCCGCCTCCGACAGTCGGACGCACCGGGGACAACCAAGCCCATCCGGTGTTTCTTGCTGTCAATGACATGGAGGTTAACAGCGACAATCCATTGCCGGTTACACCGAGAGACGGCAACGTCAACCTCGACGGACAAACCAGATCAGCGCAGACGCTGACGTTGTTTGACGGCAAGATTTTGAATTCCGAGGATGCCTATAAGTGGGACACCAAGGGAACGGGCACGGCAACTTACGGAGACAACGCCGTCAACCTCACGGTGACAAGCGGGCAATATCTTGTGCGCCAATCGCGCTTCTTCACCCCGTACTTCTCGGGGAAGCCGCAAATTGTTGAGGGAACGCACATTAATTTTGCCATCGAGACAGGCAAGGTTAAGCGGTTTGGGTATTTCAGCAGCAATGCCGTTGCGCCTTACGATTCCAACAAGGACGGATTTTGGATCGAGGCCGATGGCGTAACGGACAACACTTACAAGCTGGTGACTTCGTTTAACGGCACTGTGACGCATTCAATCCCCGTAACGGCATGGGACGATTACGACTCAATAAGTGCTTACGACTGGTCAAAGTTTACGGTTCAAAAGGCGGACTTCCTATGGCTCGGCGGGGCGGGGCTTCGGTTGTTCATGGTGGTTAATGGCATGTTCCGGCTGGTCCATACGATTGATGACCACGCGGGCTATGCCAGCACCCTAATCTTCAAATCCCCCAACCAGCCGGTGCGATACGAGATCAGGTCAACGTCTGGCTCTGGTTCGTTCAATACCGTTTGCTCTCAGGTCTCAACCGAGGGGGCGACTATCGCCGAACCCGGAGAGGGCGTGGCGATCTATACCCCAGGCATTGCGTGCAATTCTATCGGGACCGTCTATGCCCTTTGCGGGATGAGGAAGGTGGCGGCTTACCGCAATCACTTCGTTCCTGTGACTGAATTCGGGTGCACCCAGACGACGAACACCGCTGACAGCGGCGTCCTTCTCCTGCTGATTAATCCGACATTCTCAGCCCCGCTGACATGGGTGGCCAACTCCCGCATCGAAACGGCAATAGCCACAAATCAGACGGTAACGAATGTGGGACGGATTTTGAAGGCTGTACCGTTCTCTGGATCGGCAATCGCAGCCCAAGCGCCGAACGCTGCCCTCCGGGTCCTAGGGTGCGGAATTGACAATACCATGAGCGAATTGATCGTTGCGTATGCTCCACTGAGCAATACGCAGGGCGTTTCAGGCTCAATGCAAGCGGTGGAATACTGAAGTGATTAACTGGATACGAAGAAAAATTCGGACCCAATTGAAGCCAACGAGGCTTGATTACTGGTCGATAGTTTTCTTGCTCGCGTCAATCGCGGTTGGCGTTTGGTTCGACTTCATTAGGGGCTTGATCGATGCTAACTGACAGTCAAATCATCCACTTGTGCAAGCGCAAGGACAAGATGGTCGCCGAGCGCGGGACGTGGGAGACGCATTGGCAGGATTTGGCTAATTACGTCCTGCCCAACTCCGCCGACTTTAACGTCAAGCGCGCTCAGGGCGACAAGCGCACCACGTTGATCTATGACAGCACCGGGATTCACGCGAACGAGATGCTCGCCGCCGGCCTTCACGGCATGCTGACCAACCCGGCTCAGAAGTGGTTCAGCGTTCGCGTCAAGAATGACGTTGAGGACATGAACGACAACCCGGAGGTAAAGAACTGGCTCGAAAACGCGACTGACGCAATTTTGACCGAGCTTTCGGCCCCGGAGGTCGCCTTTGCCTCTCATATCCATGAATACTACCTGTCGCTTTGCTCTATCGGCACGGCGGCAATGTTCATTGGAGAGCCGGTGAACCGAGAAGGCGGCTTGTCGTTCAAGACGATCCACATCAACGAGCTTTTCATTGCAGAGAACGCGGACGGCATAGTCGATACGGTATTTCGGTCGTTCAAGTTGCCCTTGCGGCTGGTTGTCCAGAGGTTCGGGGAGGAGGCGCTTTCCCCCCGCATGAAGCGAATGTGGGAGAAGAAAGAATTCGACAAGGAAGTCGATATTCTTCACTGCGTTTATCCCCGTGAAGACGCCCCTGACGGGGCCAAGGCGTCCAAGCTGTTGCCTGTGGCTTCGGTCTATCTCGACGAAAAGGAAAAGCACGTCCTTCAAGAGAGCGGCTTTGACGAGATGCCGTTTATGGTATCGCGCTGGGCAAAGGCGGTTGGCGAGGTCTTCGGACGGTCCCCCGCTATGACTTCGCTTCCCGACATCAAGATGCTTCAGGAGATGATGAAGACCACCATCCGGGCGGCGCAGAAGATCGTTGACCCGCCGTTGCTGGTCCCTGATGACGGCGTGATCGGGCCTGTTCGGACCATTCCTGGCGGGCTGAATTATTATCGGTCCACCACCGGCGCGCGGATCGAGCCTCTGTTGACCGGCGGGAATATCCCGATTTCGTTCGAGATGATGGAAGACATCCGGGGCCGCATTCGGATGACTTTCTTTTTGGATCAGCTTCAGTTCCAGGGCGGGCCGCAGATGACGGCCACCGAAGTTATCGAGCGCACCGAGCGGACCTTGCGCTTGCTCGGCCCGACACTTGGGCGGTTGCAGTCAGAATTTCTCGGTCCGATGATCGCCCGTATTTTCGGCGTCTTGGTCCGGCAAAAGAAGCTTCCTGTCCCGCCCGAAATCATCCAGGGCCAGGAAATCAAGATCGAGTATGTCTCGCCGCTTGCCAGGGCGCAGCGACAGACGGAAAGCGACGGCATCATGCGGACGTTGCAGCTCGCCGGTCCTATCGCCCAATTCGATCCCCGCGCCGTCAAGGCCATTAAGGGGATCGAGACGGTGCGCCACATTGCCCAGCTTAACGGCGTACCGCCACGCCTGATTTCATCGGACGAGGAAGTCGCCGAACAGGTCCAGGCCGAACAGCAGGCGATGCAGGCTCAACAGCAGATGGCGATGTTGCAGGCTGGCGTTGACACCGCAGCCAGGGCGAAGGAGAGCGGGCTTGTCTAACATTAAGGACGATTTCCGGTTCATTTTCGGATCGGAAGAGGGAAAGCGGGTGTTATCGCACCTCTGCCGCGAATGCGGCGTCCTGCGGCCTTCTTTCGTGCCTGGGATGAACCCCAACGACGCCATTTTCATGGAGGGGCAACGCAACGTCGCATTTCTAATCCTGACCGCTTTGGACGAAACGCCCGAGCGGTTCCTTGAACTGACACAGGAGATATTGACCAATGTCTGACGAAACCGCGCCCGTAACGGATACCGCGACCACGACCGAAACCAGCACTCAGGCCCCCGCAGATTGGCGGTCTTCCTTGCCCGAGGACATTCGGGACAATCCCACCCTGGCGAAGTACAAAGACCCGGTGGCTCTGGCCGCCGCGCACATAAATCTTCAGAGCCATCTGGGCCGCGACAAGATCGCGAAGCCGAAGACTGACAGCGATTGGAACGACGTTTACAACTTCCTGGGCCGCCCGGAGAGCGCGGACAAGTACGAGCTTGCTCTGCCTGAAGGCGTGCCGGACGCCATCAAGGGGTCGTTCAACGACGACGCCATGAAAGGCTTCCGTGAGAAGGCCCACGCGCTCGGCTTGAACGCCAATCAGGTCAAGGAACTGTTCGGCTGGTACGTCGGGAACACGTCTCAGCAGTTTTCCGCCATGCAGGAGAACGCTGGGAAGACCATGAGCGAGGCCGAAGCGTCATTGAAGCAGGAATGGGGGCGTGCTTACGAGCAGAACCTCAAGTTTGCCCGCAAGGCGTTTGCCGAATACGGCGGTGACGAGCTTGCGGAGATTATGGAAAAGTCCGGCATGGGCAACAACCCGGCGGTGTTGAGGGCTTTCGCCAAGATCGCCAAGACGACCATGCCCGATAAGGACTTGGTTGGCACCACCGAGAGCGCGGGGCGTGCTTTGACCCCGGACGAAGCCAAGGCCGAGGCTAAGGGGCTTATGTCGCACCCGGCCTACATGGACAAGCGCCACCCTGAGCATAAGATGATGGTTCGGAAGGTGCAGAACCTGTTTGAGCAGGCATTTTGACCATGGACGACGATCAAATAATCAGGCTCGAATGCCTCAAGCTGGCTCAATCTGGTGATGCCCAGCGCACCATCGAGGCGGCCAAACTCTATTATGATTGGGTTTGCCCGCCGGAAGTCGCTATCGGTGAGAATGGCGTTGTGATGCGACGTCGTGGGCGACCGCCTAAGCAATTCGGGGGTTGACGCTAACAATCCGCTATGGCATAACCGGGGAAGGTGAAAGCCTAAATTTTGATGCTTTGAGAGCCGCCCTTGCAGGGGCGGCTTTCGCTTTTTCAGCCCTCATTGCCACAGAAGAGGCGGGACTTGTGCCCGCCTTTTTTAATGTGTATTGTGGACGAGCCTTCCTATTAAGGTGTGGACACTTCCCTTGCGGAACCCGCGACCAAGCAATGAAGGCGTGCTTGGGCCGTCGCACGACGATACCCCGAATATCGTTCAAACTCGCAAGGGAACACACAAATGAGCATTCAAGTCACCACTGCGTTCGTTGAGCAGTATTCTGCCAACGTTCAGCACCTCGTCCAGCAGGACGGCTCCAAGCTTCGCGGCCTTGTCCGCGAGGAATCCGTTACCGGCAAAAACTATTTCTTCGAGCAGATCGGTGCTACCGCTGCCCGTCGTCGCCCGTCGCGCCATGCCGACACCCCCCAGATGGACACCCCGCACTCGCGTCGGCGCGTCTCGCTGGAAGACTTCGATTGGGCCGACCTGATCGACAATGAGGACAAGGTCCGCATGTTGATCGACCCGACCTCGCAGTATGCCCTGGCCGCTGCCAAGGCCATGGGCCGCGCCATGGACGAAGTCCTGATCGACGCCGCTCTGGGCGCCGCCTACACCGGCGTTTCTGGCTCGACCTCGACCTCTGCTCAGACCGCTCTGTCGGATCAGACCAGCAACATGAACCTGTCCACGCTGCTGTCCGTCAAGGAAACCTTTGATGGCGATGACGTGCCCGACGAGGGGCGTGTGATCGTTTGCACCGCTAGCCAGATCAAGAGCCTGCTCAACACCACCGAGGTGAAGAGTGCCGACTACAACACCGTCCGGGCGCTGGCCCGTGGTGAAGTGGACACCTTCATGGGCTTCAAGTTCGTCTCCGTGAACGGCAAGCGCATCGACGGTTCGGCTCTGGTCCCCATGTCCACCGACACCAACCGCCGCTGCTTCGCCTTCCAGGGCGACGGCCTGCTGCTGGCTGTTGGTCAGGACATCGTGACCAAGATCAGCGAGCGTGCGGACAAGAACTACGCGACCCAGGTCTTCCTGAGCATGGCTATCGGTGCCACGCGCATGGAAGAGGCTCGCGCCATCGAAATCCCGTGCTCGGAGTAAGCGATTATGACCACCAAGAAGTCTAACATCGTCACCAACTTTACCGCCGCTCCCCGTGTGGCTAACACCACTCAGGAATTCGGCGGTCGTGTCCGCATCGCTCAGGGCACCATTGCCCTGGCGACCACTGACCTCGACGCCGCCGACATTGTGTTGCTGGCCCCCATCCCGACCAACGCTTCGATCATCTCGATCAAGCTGGCCTCGGATGACCTGGACAGCGGCTCCCCGGCTCTGCTGTGGGACGTTGGTCTGCACGACCTCGGCGGCACCGCCAAGGATGCCGACTTCTACGCCACGGACATTACCTTGGGGCAGGCGGCTACCGCCTTCACCGAGTATCGGTTCGAGGCCGCCGACATCAACACCACCGGCTCGGCCGTCTGGGAAGATGCCGGCGATTCGTCCGATCCCGGCGGCACCTATTACCTGTCGTTGACCGTCAGCACCGCCCCGGCCACTGCCGCCGCTGGCGACCTGTCGTTCATCGTCCAGTATGTGGTGGACTAAGTAAGGTGGGAGGGCTTCGGCCCTCCCATTTCTCTCTCTGGGGGATGCTAGATGGCAACGTCCGTCGTGAAGATCGTCAACAACGCTCTCGTCCGCATCGGCGCGTCAAGCATCACAGCCCTTACCGAGAACAGCGAACCGGCCAGGGCCGCCAACGTCATTTATGACCAGATCAGGGACGCGACCTTGCGTGACCACGTCTGGAACTTCGCCACCCGACGCATTCAGCTTGCCCAGGACGTTGCCGCGCCGGCGTTCGGCTATGTCTACGCCTACACCTTGCCGACCGATTGCCTTCGAGTCCTCCAGATGGAACTAAAGGACATGGTCTACAAGATCGAGGGCCGGAAACTGCTGACGGACGAGGGCACGGCAAAGATTATGTACATATCTCGGGTGACTGACCCGAACGAATTCGACCCAATGTTCATTGAGGCTCTTTCGGCCCGTCTTGCGGCTGAATTGTCGGTTACTTTGACGGACAGCAACAGCCTTTACCAGAACATGATGGAGGTCTACCGGCTGAAAATCACCGACGCCCGGTCTATCGACGGCCAGGAAAGCGGCGAGCCCAACATTGTGGCTGACACTTGGCTGGACAGCCGCATCAATTACGCAGGCTCCGCTCTGTCGGTGGATTACGTCTAATGCCCCGGTCCGCGCCGATCTACACCAACTTCACCGCTGGCGAGATTTCGCCAAAGATGGAAGGCCGCGTTGATGTTGCCAAATATGGCAACTCATGCAAAGTGCTTGAGAATATGTATGTCGAAAAGCACGGGCCTGCGACGAGGCGCGGCGGGTTTTACTTTACGTCAGAGGTAAAGGATAGCTCCAAAAAGACTCGTATTATTCCATTCGAGTTCTCCGTTACTCAGGCTTATATTCTGGAATTCGGAAATCAGTATATCCGCTTTTACAAGAATTATGGCCGCATTAACAGCAGCGGGACAACCGCATATGAAGTTGCGAGCCCATATCTTGAGGCGGAGCTATTCCAAATCGTCGTCACGCAATCCGCCGATGTTCTTTACATCGCGCACGGCAACCACGCGCCTCGGAAGCTTTCCCGGCTCAGTGACACGAATTGGACGCTTGAGGTTATCGACTTCCTTGACGGGCCTTATAACCAGATCAATTCCGAGGCCACCACCCTGGCTCTGTCTGGGACCACGGGAAGCGTTACCGTCACTGCAAGCGCGGCGACGTTCGCGTCAACAGATGTTGGCCGCCTGATCCGGTTTGAAGACCCCGCCAGCAAGTGGACGTGGCTTACCATCACTGCTTACACCGATTCCACGCATGTGACGGCGACCATTGAGGGGCCGAATGCGTCGGCGGGAACGGCCACGGCAGATTGGCGGCTAGGCGCTTTTGGGGCGACGACAGGCTACCCCGCCGTCGTGACGTTTTTCGAGCAACGGCTTGTGTGGGCGTCCACCCGCGAGCGCCCTCAAAGCATGTTTTTCAGCGTCTCGGCGGATTACGAAAACCACGCCCCGACCGAGCCGGATGGAACGGTGGTTGATGACGGCGGCTTTGTCTACACCATCGCTACTGATCAGGTAAACGTTATCCGGTGGATGCGCGCCGGCAAGGTGCTGTCGGTCGGGACCGCTGGCGGCGAGTTTATCGTGAGCCAGGGCGACAACTCCAGCCCGCTTTCTCCCACCAACACTCGTGCCGTTCGTCAGACCACCTTTGGATCGGCGCAAGTCACTCCGCCGCAGGTCGGGGCGTCGGTGCTGTTCTTGCAGCGTGCGGCCCGGAAAATCCGGGAATACGTCTACCAGTTTGAGACTGACGCCTATACCGCCCCTGACCTCGCCATTCTGGCCGAGCATATCACCGAGGGCGGTGTTACCGAGATGGCCTATCAGCAAGAGCCGCACGCCATTGTCTGGATGGTGCGGTCGGATGGCGTGCTGTTGGGCATGACCTACGAGCGCGCTCAAGAGGTCATCGGCTGGCACAGGCACATTATCGGGGGCACCGGGGTCGCCGTTGAGAGCGTGGCCGTCATCCCGTCCCAGGACGGGACGCGAGACGACCTCTGGGCTGTTATCAAGCGCACCATTGGGGGCGGGACGAAGCGATACATTGAATACATGACCCCAGGCTTGCCGGAAGGGGCCAGTGGAACGCAGGACGCGACTTTTCTCGACAGCATGTTGACCTATGACGGGTCGCCTGTGACGACGGTTAGCGGTCTCTCCCACCTAAATGGGCAAGTCGTCGATGTCCTGGCCGATGGCGCTACCCACGCGACAAAGACTGTTTCCAGCGGCTCCATCACGCTCGACCGTTCGGCCTCCGTCGTCCATGTCGGTCTTCCGTTCACTTCCACGTTGCAGACTGAGCGCATCGAGGCTGGCGCGGCTGATGGAACCGCACAGGGAAAGAAAAAGCGCATCGCAAAGGTAACTTATCGGTTTTACAAGACGCTCGGGGCAAAGCACGGTCCGGCTTCTGATCGGCTTGATGTAATACCGTTTAGGTCAAGCGCAGACGACATGAATGCCCCGCCGGCTTTATTTACTGGCGACAAAGAGGTAGAATTCCCACGGACTTGGGACAAAGACGGTTATATTGTGGTCGTTCAAGATCAGCCGTTGCCTATGTCTGTAGTGGCGATTATGCCGGAACTCAACACGACGAAGGTTTGACCAGATGTGCACTGGAATAGAGCCTATTCTTTTAGGTACAGCCGCAACAGGAACGGCTGGAACAGCAGGCGCAACCGCTGCAACCGCTGGCCTGTTTGGCACCGCAGGAAGCTTTGCACTGGCCCCGACGTTAAGCACGCTCGGGGCGATTGGCGCTGGCGTGTCGGCTGTTTCGTCAATTCAGCAGGGGCAGGGGCAGGCCAATATCGCCAGCTACAACGCCCAGATTGCCCAAAATAACGCCATTGCAGCCCAGCAAAAGGCCGCCTATGACGAGCAACGCCAAAGAGAGATGGCCGTTCGCCTGAAAGGCACTCAGCGCGCCTCTGCCGCCGCCGCTGGTGGTGAATTGCTCGACATGTCAGACGTATTGGACGAGAGCGCGAAACAGGCGGAAATGGACGCGCTCGCAATCCGGTACGGCGGAAGCGCCGCTGCGGCTGCCTCCAGACAGCAGGCCGAAATCTATAAGGCCCAAGCCCCGCTGGCGAAAATGCGCGGTTATTCCGACGCGGGAACTACACTTTTAACCGGGGCCAAGAGCCTGATGGCGTTTCGATAAGGGGCGAAGATATGGTGAAGATTCCGACCTATGAGCGCCAAGTCAGTGTCCCGGCGTCTACCGGCATGGCCGCAGCCCCTATGGCTCTGGCAGAGACGGGTGCGCCCCAGGCTTTCGCCAAAGTGTCTGGCGAGCTAAACGACGCGGCGGCTCGAATCCAGAACCGGGAAGACACCATTAATCGAGTGCGAGACCTTTCGGCGTTTAAGACGAAGGTCGCGGACGAATGGCAGAAGCTGCAAGACACCGAAGACCTGAGCAGCCCGGCTGTGCTTCAGAAGTTCAACAACTTCATGACGACCGAGCGCGCCAATCTCGAAAAGATGCACGCGGGCTCAAGCGACAGCCGCGCCGCCCTTCTCGCGAAAACCCACGAAATCAGCGGGCTTTATGAGCGGTCCGCCATCGAAACCGTGCGCGGCGCTCAAATCAAGATGCTGCAAAACCAGTTTGGCGACAGCTTCAACCCGATTTTGCAAGGCGTGATGACCGGGAAAGTGTCGCCCGCCGAAGCTTCGCAACAGCTTAAGGCCCTGTCCGATGACATCGGCGGTGCTCTCCCGAAGCCGCTGCATTTCGACATGATTGACGCGGCTCAAGGCGCTATTGCCATGTCGGCTATTAACCGTCATCTCGACATCGGAGACTTTGAGAGCGCGGAAGCGGAGCTAAACCGCAACCCCCATTTCGCCGAGGTCTTGGACAGCAATCAGCTTTCCAAGATCGTGGGCAGGATTGGCGAGCAAAAGACCGTACGCAATCTGACGGACCAAAAGGTCATGTCCGAGATGCGCGGGAAAGCCAATATGCTCGGCTATGACAGTTGGTCGAAAGTCCCGCAGGCGCTCAAATTTGAAATGGTTATGGGGCGTCAACCGGGCGGGCCTGCCTACAAGCCGCAGACTGATGCCGCGAAGGCTGTCATGGATCGGCAGGCACTCACCGCCGCTTTTGGCGATGGAAGCCCCCAGGTCAAGCAGTTCGATTCGATGATTGGCGGAGTTGCCAAGCCCGAGAGCGAAATCGGCAGGCTCTATGCGGACGAACAGCGCCTTCGCGCCATGGGCAAGAGGGAAGGCGACCCCGAGCTTGACGCCATCACGAACACCATTAAGGAAAAAGACCCGAAGTTTGTCGAGAACCGGGAAAAGGCGCTGAAGTTCGCCCCCGCTCAAATCGCACTGTCAACCGTTGAGCGCCAAGCCAACTCGGTGAAGGCGAACGCGGAAAAGTCGCTGATGCTGATGACCGGCGAAGATAACATCTTCGATGCCAAGAAAGCAGTGATGGACGGAAAATTTGCGTTCGGCATGACCGGACTTGCGCAAAAAGCGGCGGCTGCTTATCCCGGCTCCGACGTTGCCGAGGTTGACGGCCTGCTGAACCAGATTCGCGGTAACAAGATGATGGACGCCTTGAACACTTTAAAGGCGTCGTCGCCCACAGGCGCGTCCGGCCTCGGCGCTCTGTCCGAGAAAGAAGGCGCGATGCTCCAGGCCGTCGAAGGGTCTCTCAGCCTCACGTCTCCCAAGGCTACGGCTCAGACGCTGTTGCAGATCATTGATTCCACCCCAAGCGTCATCGAAGGCCAGCGGGCAGCATTTAGTGCGGCTTTCGGCGAAACGGCGGGAAAGAAGACCGGAGGCAGCAAGACCGAAGCGCAGCCTGGGAAGACCGCTCCGACTGGCGGAAAGCCGAAATACGACCTTAACGGCAACCGCATTCAATAGGTGCTGAAATGGCTGATTTTACCCTAACAGTCCCTGACGAATTGGTTGGCGTCCAGCCTAAGCAACCGCAGCCGGTTCCGCAGCCTGTCGAGCAAGCGCCTTCCCCCGAGCAAGGGCCTGCTGAGTTTGAGGCAATCGACGTTGGCGGCGCGGAAATTGAAGTCCAGAAAGGCGCAAGCCCGGAAGCGATCAAGAAGGCAATCCAGGACTATATGGGGTCTGCCGACTTTTATGACCGTATTGACCGCAAGCGCGGCGCTCCGGGGCGCGTCAGAAAAATGGTTGGCGATGCCAAGACGCCGGAAGAACGCTTGAAGACGATCCGCAATGTCTACCAGGATGCCCAGCCGTATGGTGAGGATAATTTCGTCTTCACAGACCCGGAATCAGGCCGTCCGACGCTGTACAATCCAAAGGGGCTTGATTATGGCGACGTGGCGAGCGTCTCCCGCGAATCCATGATTGGCGTTGGGTCCACGCTTGGCGCTGCGTTCGGCGGGGCTGGAGGCTTCGTCTTGGGCGCTCCGACCGGGCCGGGGGCTCTGCTGTCTGGCTCTGGCGGGGCCGTGGCTGGTGCTGGGCTCGGGGCGTCTGTAACGGCCACCGTCTATGATTACCTCGCGGAGAAGTTCGGGGGAACGGTTTACGAGGGGGGTGTCTCCCGCCGAACCGCTGATGTGCTGACCGAAGGCGCTGGCGCGGCGCTTGGGCAAGGCATTGGCGAGGTGGTTGTCCCCGCCGTCGTGGCTGGAGCAAAGTCCATGCTCGGAGGCGGCACTGCCAAGTCGCAGGCCATTTTCGAGACTCTCCAGCGTTTTGGTATTACCCCAGCCGCTGGCGTCGTGACGAGCGGAAAGGGGGCCGGGCGCGTCGAATCTGCTTTAGATCAGGCTGCGGCGTCGGCAACCACCATGCGAAATCAGATTGACGAGGTGATGCAACAGTCCCAAGCCGCTGTCGAAGATATTGCGGCTCAGGTCGGAAAGCCAAAAAGCCAGCAAGGCATGGGTATTGCCATACAAGAGGCGTCAAAGAACGCTCTGGAGCGGTTTGCCGTTGAGCAAGCGGAGATTGAAACCAAACTTGCAGCCAAGATTGGCGAAGATCGTCTCTTTAATATTGATGCGCTAAAGGCGCTTAAAGGCGAAATCGAGGCTTTCGGCGGGCAGATGCCGGGGTTCTCTAAGCAAGCCTATGGCGACATTATGACGAAGCTGGCGATGATTACCGAAGACGCCAAGCAATACAGCGGCGCTATTCCATACAGCGCATTCCGCCAGATTAGGACGTTTTTCGGCCAGAAAATGTCTGACATGACGGAAGGCGTCAACCGCAGCGTTTACAAGCGCATGTATCGCGCCATGACAGAAGACCTTGAAGCGGGGGCAAGTGCCGTCGGGGCTTCCAGCGAATTCAAGACGGCAATGGAGTTTACAAAAGGCTTCAAGTCTGAATATGACGACTTTCTGAACAAGATGATCGACTATGACGCGCCGGAAAAAGCGTATCGCTTCCTGTTGAATTCTCGTAAGGACGGTGGAACGTACTTCAACAAGCTCCGTGAGCAGTTCACGAAAGACGAATGGAGTGACGTTAGCGCCACGGTCATTCAAAAGATGGGGCGGAAGAACTTCGGCAACGAAGCGGATGACTCGTTCTCTGTTTCGACGTTCTTGGGCAATTGGGACGGAATTGCTGACGAGGCGAAGGACGCTCTTTTCACTGGAGTGAAGGGCGGGAAGGACTTGCGCCAGAATCTGGATGAACTCGTTGGAGCGTTCAGGTCAATCAGCGCGTCGGCTCGCATGAAAAACTTTTCGAACACCGCCGGGGCGGCGCACACCCTCGGGATCATGAATTCGCTGGGCAGTGACGTGACAAAGATGTTGCTCGGGTCTGCCGCCATTGGTGGTTATTCCCCCGGCCTTGCTGCGGCTGGTGTGGCTGGAACAGTGATCGGCGGCGTCATCACGCCAAAGGCCGCGTCGAAGCTGATCACTAGCCCTGCTTTCGTCAAATGGCTGTCCGAAGGTCCGACCGTCAAGACGGGGCAAGAGGCGGGGGCGCACATGGGGCGGCTCGGGGCAATTTACGAAGCCAATCCAGAAATTAGAGATGAATTGGCGGCTTTCATGGACACTTTCCGAGATAGTGGTAATATGGCTCAGTCTACAGGGGGCAGATAATGACCGTTTCAAGCACTAGCACAAGCGTCAGCTACACTGGCGATGCTTCGACAACGTCATTCCCTGTTTCGTTCGCCTTTTTTGGGACTGGAACGGACGCTGAGATTCGCGTTATCGAGCGGGTCATTGCTACCGGCGTTGAAACGACCCTGACGAATGGGACGAATTACACTGTCACGGGCGGGTCGGGATCGACCGGGACTGTAGTTGCGGCATCTGCCCCGGCGGCGACGAAGCGATGGACGATTGAGCGGGCCACTACGCGGACGCAGGAGACGGATTATGTTGAAAACGACCCGTTCCCTGCTGAAATCCATGAACAGGCCCTAGACCGTCTTACCATGATCGGCCAGGAAGCCTACGGACTGGCTGATAGGTCGGTAAAATTCCCCGCCTCATACACCGGAAGCGTAGAGCCCGTTTTGCCTGAGCCCGTCGCGGGCAAGGCCATCGGGTGGAATTCTGACGCCACGGCCCTTGTGAACGACCCTGCGGACTTTGCGACGACCATTTCCACAGTTGCCGCTTCGGCAACGGCTGCGGCAAACAGCGCCACCTCGGCGTCCAGTTCAGCTACCAATGCCAGCAACAGCGCCACGGCTGCCTCGGACTCGGCCAGCACCGCCAGCACTCAGGCGACAAACGCTAGCAACAGCGCAATCGCGGCGGCGACTTCCGAGACGAACGCGGCGAATTCCGCGTCTGCGGCACAGACCGCCGAGACAAATGCCGAGACTGCCGAGACGAACGCGGAGACTGCCCAGGCTGCGGCTGAACTGGCGCAAGCGAGTGCCGAGGCTGCGGCTGCTGCGATCTTCTGGAACTTCGACACGACCACCAGCATGGCCGATCCTGGCACGGGCGGCCTTCGCCTCGACAACGCCACGGTGGCGAGCGTGACCGCCATTGCGGTATCGGCGTTGGCGGCTGCGACCGGCAACCCGGATGTGTCCGACCAGATCGTGACCTGGGACGATTCGACCAACACCAACAAGGGCACGATCACGATTCGCAAGGCCGGCGCGCCCGCGACGTTCGCGGTGTTCACCGTGTCGGGTGCCGTCACCGACAACACCACATGGCTCCAGATCGCCGTGACCCATGTCGCCAGCAACGGCGCATTGTCGGCGGGCGATGACCTCTACCTGTCGTTCTCCAGGGCAGGCGACAAGGGCGCGGATGGCGCAGGGTCTGGCGACATGCTGGCGTCGGCCTATCCCACGCTCGTGAGTCTCGAAGGTCTCTCCCTGGCTGCCGGCGACATCCTCTATGCCACGGCTGCTGACACCCTGGCCCGACTGCCGAAGGGAAGCGACGGCGAAGTCCTGATGCTGGCGAGCGGTGTGCCGGATTGGGCAGCCGCGAGCGGGGGCAGCTACTCGTATTATTCCACCACAGCCACCACGAGCGGGACCCACGCCCAGATCACCAACCTTGACTCTGCGTACGATCACATTTTTGTTCTCGACAACGTGAAACCTACAGGTGGCGATTTCCTTGCCTGTCAGGTGGGCACCGGGAGCACGCCGACGTGGGTGACAACAGGTTACAACAGCGCTCACGTGATCATCAGCAGCGGCGTGGCGCTCTCCAAGTTCGATGCAACTGACGCAAGCCGGATAGTGTTTTGCTCCAACGCAAGGTATGTCAACGCGACTTATGGCGGGGCCAGCGGGGAAGTCAAAGTGGGGAACCTCTCCGAAGGCTACACCAAGGTGGCCTTCGACATTTCCTATTCGGCCGAGTCTTCACACAACATCGACTGCGTAAAGGGCGCTGGATACTACTGGGGGGCCAGTACCGCGATCACCGCCATCCGCTTCTTCTTCATAAATCTCGTTGCGCTGAACGGCGGCGCGATCCGCACATACCGGAGGGCCAAGTCATGAGCGAAGGTCACGACGTAGTAGAGACAAATCTTGCCACCAGGGAGACCGTCTTTCGGGCATTTACCCCCGAGGAGGTCGTTGCGCGAGACGAACATCTCGCCGCTCTGGAGGCTGCCCGCCCCGAACGTGAGCGCCAAGCCCACAACGCCCCCATCCTGGCCGCTATCGCCAAGATCGAGGCCGAACGCCAGCCCCGAGCCATCCGTGAGGCCACGCTAGGGCAGGACGGTTCCGTTGCTCGGCTCCAGGCCATCAACGCCGAAATCACCACCCTGCGGAGCCAACTGTTGGTGCAGCCGTGATCACCTGCCACCAAATCTGGCTGTTCTGGCGGAGGATCACCTTCCTCTGGCGCTGCGGTGACACGCGACCTGCGACAATCTGCGTCATCATGTCGGGCTACCTGTGGGCATTCCTGCTGGTGATGCCGGGGGATACCATCGTTCGCCCGACCTATCGCCATATGCGCGAAGTCATCCCGACTGACGAGTGGTGGGCGGTGGTGTTCGCCATCGTCGCCACACTCCAGCTTTGGCGGCTGTTTGCCCTGACCACGAGCCGATCAAAGTGGTGGGATTTCGGCCTGAAGATCACCGCCGCGTTTCTCTATGGCTTCACCGCCGTAGCCTGCCTTACCAGCATTGCCCCTGTGCCCGCCGCGATGGCGGACAACATCGTCATCGCCCTGGCGGCATGGTGGGATATGTACCGCTGGGATGTTGCCCGTGGCTGCGGCTCTCGTGTTGTGCCGTCCGGTGCCTGCCCGTATGAGGAGCGCCGGCCATGAGTGACTTGACGCCAGACATTGGGCAGGGCGGCGTCCTGGGTGCGATTGCCACGGCGATCACCATTGCAGTGACTGTCGGATATAAGGCTTACCGCAAGGTTACTGAAGACAAAACTGGCGACAGGCATGTTGCCCGTCAGGAGGACTTTGTGGAAGACCTGATGAAGGCCAATACCACCCTCGCTGCCCGTATGGAGACGCTTGAAAAGCGGGCAGACACCTTTGCAGCCGAACGAAACACCGCGCTCGGTCAGGAGTCCGTGCTGAAGGGCGAAGTGAAATTGCTGACGGGGCGGCTTGACGATCTTGTCGCAGCGAAGGAGGCTGCGAGGAGGTTGGTCGAGCAACTGAGCAAGCAGGTCGATAAGCTCCGCGAGGAGAATGTGGCGCTTCGCAAGCATGTCGAAGTCCTGGAGGAAATCATTCGGAAGGGCGGGGGCGGCACGCCGCCCAGGCCAGAGATGAGCGTTCCACTGACATGGAAAGACAACAACGATGAAGCCTGATGTTGACCACCTTGCTGTGGACGTTCGCGCTCTGCTTGACTCCCATTCTGGTCTGAGGGCCGAACACCGCGAACTGCTCCAGCAGTATTTCGACCTGGAGAAGCGGGTGAAGCGCCTCGAAGACATGATGATGGGGGATGGGAAATGACCTTCACCTTCGGCCACACTTCCACCACCCACCTTCTGACCTGCCACCCTGACCTTCAAGACGTGGCACGGGCGGCGCTGCTGACCAGCCCGGTGGATTTCGCCATCACCTGCGGCCACAGGAATAAGTTCGACCAGGACAAGTGCTGTGCTGAAGGCAAGAGCAAGGCTCCGTGGCCGACGAGCAAGCATAACTCCACCCCGGCGCGGGCAATGGACATAGTGCCGATCAAGGCCGGCAAGCCTGCATGGGACGACATCGAGGCTTTCCGCGATGTGGCGGACGCGATCCTGACGGCGGGGGACAGGCTCGGCGTCCAGCTGCGCTGGGGCGGAACCTGGACGGACAATGCGGACGATCCTTTGGCGAAGTTCCGTGACGCGCCGCATATTGAAATGGTGGGGTGAATCATGTTCGCAGCACTGTTGCCGATCCTGGGCGGAATCTTCGGGCAAATCACCAAGTCAATCTTCCCCGATCCAGGCGACGAACTGAAGCGGATGGAACTGCAACAGCAGTTGCAGCTTGCGCTCCTCCAGCAGAGCGCGGCGATTGAAGCCGCCTCAGCCGACATCGTGAAGACCGAAGCTGCATCGTCACACTGGCTGGCTGCCAACTGGCGTCCGATGCTGATGGTGTTCTTCGCTACCCTCATTGGCGCACGCTGGTTCGGGTGGTCGGCTCAAGGCATCTCCGAGACCGAATATCTCAAGCTGTGGGATATCGTCCAGCTTGGTCTGGGCGGATACGTTATCGGTCGGTCAGCGGAGAAGACCCTGCCGGGTGTGGTGGCGGCGATGCGGGGGAAGTAGCGTCACCCGCGAGCGGTAACGCTCCGGGACGCTATCTCCCCACACTGCGAACACCGCAAGGTGTATATTCGCCCGATAACGTCGTTACTGTCGTCAACGATAGGTGCTTCTCTCAGCGTCGTCCATGTGTGGGAACATGCAGTGAAGTGGCCGATTATTACGCGGTAAATCCATCCAAGCATTACTTTACCTCCTTCTGCGGCGGCTTCACCCACCCCTTTGCGATGCACTCAGTGAGCGCCTTCGCGGCTTCGGCTGGTGTTACGGTCGGCGGCTTGCGGATCACGGGGCGCTTCATTGCGATTCCTCCAGCATGGCGCGGCGGGCGGCGCGGGCTTTGCGTATAGAGACTACGGCTAGGGCTTCGCGAAGAGAGACTGCGGAGGATAATGGTTCACCGCATATCGCCCGCGCCATCGCTTCGTCCAGTCGGTCAGTCATGTCACTCATCGGTCTTCTCCCTCGCGATCAGCGCATCCAGCAGGGCCAGGATGATGGCGAGGACGGGGGTGACAGTGCCCGCCTCAGTTTCACCCCGATGCCCCATAGGCAAAGCCCGTTTGAACCAGGGCCATAGGCAGGCGTAGCCTCCCCCTTCCGGGTAGATGGCACATTCGATAACCATACCAGGAAGAACCCGCTCCACCAGAACTCGGGCAGCGTCGATGGAGGAGGTGAGTTTTGGATATTCGATGTCAACCCGGAGGAACACCGGCTTGCCGTTCACGACGTGCCCGCGCTTGTTGACAATGCGGCTCTTACCTTTGATGCCGAACACAACGCAGATTGCGAAATCAATTTCCCGATCCGCCCCCGTGGCATTCGCCACGCGGGTGCGAAGGGATTTGAGGGTGGCGAGGTCAGTCATGGCTGTTCTCCTTCTTGGCGGTGCCGCCGCAGTCGGGGCATGTGGTCCGCTTGAGGTAGATCATCCCGCCCTCGCACGTCGGGCATACGTCGGACTTGCGCTGCCAGTAGTCTGCGGAAAAGGGGTTGTAAACGCAGTCAGAGCAAGGCTCAGTTTCACCATCCACCTTCTCCCATCGACACATCTCGCAGGACCTGACCACGCCCAACACCTCGGGATGCTCGTCGATCCACGCCGCGGCCGCCTTGCCGGCGGCGCGGAAGTCTAGGTTTTGCAAAACCGGTCCGTTCGGCCCCATGCCATCCAGGTCTCCAGTGGCGGTGTAGGGAGTACCTTTGTTCCCGGCGCACACGCATGGATCAGACCCGCAGACGCTGCACCTGTCGCCAGTGAGGTGCTTATCCCGTATCTTTGCGATGGCGTCGGCGTGCTTAATGTGGATGCAGTGCGGCCGGTGATCGGGAAGCTGCTTGCCGCACACTGGGCAGGCATCAAACCCGTCCAGGGGAAGAATGGCATCTCGCAGAAGAGACCGTGCGGCGGCGAGGTCGGCTTCTGCCTTCTCGGCGCGTTCCTCCCGCCCATCGTACAGTCCCTGGCGGTAGGCCAGATTGTCATTCTTCAGCGCAGCCTCCAACTCCGCGATGCGCTGGGCGGCTGGGCGGCACGCCTTGCACATCACATCCCGGTCATTCGAGCGCGCAGCCGCTTGATCAGATCGTTGTCCATCACTTCGCCTCCCAGGCGCTGTAGTTATCGCTTGTGCCACGGCAGCCGCGAAGGTCGCGACACGCGATAGCTTGAGAGTCGCGCCAGCGGCACGTCTTGCACGACTTCACCGGCTCCATCATAGCCGCCACATTGGCAACGGCCCCTTCAGCGGTTTTCTTGGGGTAGGCGACATCGCGAAGATAGTCGCGGACAGCTCCGACAAGCCTTTCGCTGGCTTGCGCAGAGAAGTGCCGCTCCCACACCACCGCCGCCTC